TCGCAAGGTCACGCTCGATGTCCTTGCACGCTTCGTCTATCTTGTGAGCTAGGTGTAGTAAGACTGTACTCATCCGTTTTCCTTAAGTGGTGCGTTGGAAACAGGGGGTTTCTCTGCGTTTTGTGCCATCTGCGTGGTCTCACGGGCGACTTGCACGCCAATGCGAAGCCCAGCTTCTTGCTGCTTGGCGGACAAGTTAGCCTTATCCGTTGCAATCTTGGCCCCAACTTGGAGGCCAGCGATTTCTTTCTGCGCGGCGATACGCGCCTGCTCAAGCTCAATACGGTCTGCTTTGTCTGCCGCGTCTATCTGGAGCTTCTGTTGCTTCAACTGGAGTTCGCCCTGCTTAAGCTGCAACTCCTGCATTTGTATCTGCACGATGGGGTCTTGAGCCATCTGCTGGTTCTGTTGTTGCTGAGTCTCGCTTTGGTTCTTCTGGAATAGTTGGCTTGCAGCCGCTGCTGCCAGACGTGAGACCTGAAGCTCGACGTCTTCCGACATATCCGAGTCTGGTGGTGGCAGCGGGACGCCTGCCTGAAGCTCGATCTGACGGCGATACTCAAACGCCACGTGCTCTTGGATATGCGCTGCCATGGCAGCCATCATCTGCTGCGCCTGCGGGTTCTGACCCACCACCTGTTGGATTTTAGGGTCCTGCATCGCGGTCATATGGACGGTGATATGCGCCTCGTGATCTTGGTATATAAACGCCTTGACCGGCTTTATATTTAGGATGTCCATGTTCTCGCTAACCGGATCACGCGGCTTACGGTCGTCGTCGTCCTTCAAGGGCACGAGCTTGTTTGCGTTCTTGATGCCCAACACCTCCAACATCTGGCGGTGCAGGAAGGGCATGTCGTAGATTTGCGGCGCACCTTGCGCCAACTGGATAACCGCCTGATACTGGACAATCTTCTGCGCCATAGTGGCAGCGTTAGGGTCGCTTACCGGCAGCACATCGACGTTCTTGTAGTCGGACTTCTTGGCCTTGCGGTTGCCTTCTTCTGGCTCGTAGGAGTAAGACTCCGGCGTATAGTCAGCGATGATGTGCTTGAGGAGCTTGAACTCCTGCTTCATCGAGTAGTGGATGCGCGCCTGCACCGCCGACATCATCTTGAGGCTGCGCTCAAGGATAGCCAGTGTTGTCCCCACAGGGGCATTTGCCGACATATCAGAGACCTGAAGGTCCGCCATACCAGCGAAGCGACGGCCTTCCTCTACGATGGTACCCAGCAGGCTGTAGAGGACCTGACTTGGCTCTTTATACGGCAGCGGCATAATGTTGTCGCGCATCGTGCCTGACGCCACGTCCACGTCTCGCCACTCAGCAGGGCTGATGGGCGTATCATCACCCTTTACCCGTAGCCCCTTAGTTTTGAATCCACCCGGTAGATTAGATAAAGTACCAGCATCAACAAGCTGACGGATGAGGCTGGTGCCTGACTTGGCGAAGGCACCGATGAGGTGAATGAGGCCGAAGGCGTAGAAGCCAAAGCCGGGTACGTAAGAGTAGTGTACGAAGTGATTGCGCTTTGCCTTGAGTTTGTCGTCGGGCTGCCAGTTGCGCCGGATGGCGAGGATTTCGCTTGATCCTTTTTCAATCGTAACAATGTAAGGAAGAGCGATACCCTCATCGTCCTTATCCCTAAATTTGTCGTCCTCAATGACAAGATCAACCTGCATTTCCAACAACTTGAAGCGGTCGTCGGTCGTAGCACGGAAGCCAAGGCGCTCCGCAATCTTCTTCTCGACCTCGTCAAGCGTGTTTTCAGGGTCTCCAAGCTCCACATCACGGTAAAAGCCGTCACGCTGGAGCTTTTTAAGCTCGTTTGGCGTCTTGCGCATCACATGAGTGACACGCTCAGCAGATTCTAGGTTAGACGCGCCATAAGGCACCACAACGTCGTCTGCGGGCACGTACATCGACACCTGCCGACCCATCGACGGGTCGTAATACACCTTCTTGAACGCGTTACCCGCAAGACCAAGGCCCCACAGCATCCGCTCGTGCTCTGGGCGGTACTCAATCATGCGGTCAGTCAGCTGGTAGTTCATATCGTCTTGGACGCGCCGCGCTGCATCGCGCTTCTGCGGTGTTTCTTTGCCGATAATCTGCGTCCGCACCGGCCCTTGAGCCGGGAACGTCTCCATCATGGTCTCAGCTTGGAACTTAACGACCGATTCAGCAAGGAGCGGGTGGTACACACCGCAGGCACCAGGCCATGGCTCGGTACGGTCTTCGACCTTCATCCCCAGAAGCTCAAGGCCATCGACATAAGTCTGTATCCAGTCGCGGCGACTGGCAATATCGTCGTCGTAGTCCCCGATTAGGTCGCCTACAAGCTCGGTCAACTCGCTGTCATCAAGGACTTCTGCAAGGTTTTCATTAAATTCTTGGTCCTCGTCGTCATCACCGGGCTCAATCTCAACCTCCAGCCCATCCATGCCGATGGTAACGGACTCAGGGTCCTCGATCTCGATCTCAATGTCGGGCTCTGTGTTCACTCCCGGCATCACACCTCCGGAAAACGACGCATCAAGACCCAGCGGCGCTTGATTGAGAGCTTTATCGACGGCCATCAGTAATATCCCTGTTGCTTGCGGCTCTTAAAGTATATGATATCGTCAGGTTCGTCGAGGTTAGTTGTCACGTAGCCACCCCTGCGGAACCGGTGCATCGCCATAGAGACGGTATCGACGTAGTCATCATGAGAACCCGCAGGAAACTCAGCCACTTCATCAATGACTTCTTCCGCCCAGCGGGAGGGAGGTGCCCATACTCTTCCGGAGGCGAATATGTCAGCGACGGCGTTCAGCCGGCTGATCTTGTCGTTACCCCTTGTAGGGGTAAACTCCTGCACGGGGATGCCCATGGCGCGCATCTCGTAGATAAGCGGCGCACCTGACGCCTTCTTTTCAATGATGACGCTGTCTGGGCTCCACTCCTTATACTCGTCAATGGCGCACCGCTTTAACTCCGGGAACTCCATGCGGTCGCGGAAGGCGTTGAGCAGGATAATGTTGGCCTGAGAGATGCCCGCGTCGTCCGCTTGATAGAACACACCCCATGTCGTGCACGCCGAGTAATCGGCTCGTGATGTCTTCTCAAAGGCCGTATCCCAGCTTTGCAGGATAAAGTCACACGAAGGCGGTATGTCGCTCGACCACTCCTGCCACCACTCTCTTTTTACTATAGCAGCAGACTCAGAGATGGGGTTCTGCTGGTACTGCGCCTGCCACTTACTGTTGGGCACGTCGCGCTTGACCTTGAGAAGCTCGTCTAGCTCCCAGAACTCAGGCCACAGCGGCTTGTCCGAGGGGAGGATGGCAGGAAATTCAATGACTTCCCACTCGCCTAAGCTCTCGTTGACCAACGCATCTTTAAGAATCTGCCCCGTCAGGTCCCTTTTAGACCAGCGTGTCATGACGATGACGATGGACCCACCTGGTTGCAGGCGCTGACGCGGCCCCGAAGTATACCACTCGTAGGTCTTGTCGTAGATATCGGGGTTTATTTCTGCGATAGCTGCTTCTTGCTCGCTGTGGGGGTCGTCGATGATGAGGACGTCGGCCCCTTTCCCAGTAACGGCACCGCCAATACCGATAGCGAAATAGTCGCCCTGCTTATTGGTGTTCCAACGTCCGGCTGCTTTGGAGTCGGATGCCAGCGCAAGATCAGGGAAAATAGCCTTGTAGGCATCCGTATCGACCAAGTTACGGACTTTACGGCCGAAGCCGACAGCGAGCTCAGCTGTGTGAGAGCACTGGATGATTTTCTTGTGTGGGTATTTCCCCAGAAACCAAGCAGGCAATAGATAAGAGGCAAACTCAGACTTAGTGTGACGAGGAGGCATATTAATAATAAGCCTTTTACACTCGCCCTTAGCCACCCGCTCAAACGCATCAGCCATTTTTGCATGGTGCCTCCCAGCAATAAACGCGGGCCACACCTCCCTGACGAAGGCGAGGAACTTGGTCTGAGACAGCTTGCGCTGCTTCATCTCGGCCAACTTGTCGAGCTCCGCCAGCAAGAGCTCCTGCTCGCGCGGCGGCAACTTGTGCAGTATCCTGGGGATGTCTATGAGGGAGATGTCGTCAAGCATCTGGCTCGTCACCCTCCACGTCATCTGTACTGTCGAAGATGCCTAGCTCCTCGTCGAGGTCGAGCCCGACGGGCGTCACGTCTATAATGTCTGCGTTCAGCAGTCGCTTGACCCGCTCCTTGATTGCTTTCTCTAGGCTCTCGGGGTCCTTGTAGTTGATATTGATCACGCTGCGCTCGGTGAACAGACCGATATCAACGTGCTTACCTAACAGTTCAATCGCACGCAGTTCGTGCTTGGTGTCTCCGCAGTCGGCAATCTCAAGCAGCTTGTTAGTCAAAGCCGTGCGCACCTCAGACACTTCATGCGCGATGTTGCTTCCGTACCTTTTAACGAAGGCAGAGGCCGCTACCGCTACTGGATACTGCCGCAAGGCGTCTGAGTTTTTGCCCTTTAGCGCCGCATCAATCAGCGCCTTCTCTTTATGGAACGTGCCGTCGTCAACTTCGAGAGGAGCACCAAGCTCTTCAAGTACGTCGGCTGTATTCGCCGCAATCAATATCTGCGTCAGATAGTTCTCAGGTTCATCAGCATCCAGCGAATATGGGACAGGATGCTTATCCGTGGGTTCAATCTTGGCAATAGGCATGCGCAGCGTCCGGTTTGAGGGAGCAGACCTTGTCTATAGTGGCGCAGGGGGGTGCATGTAAAGTGGGGGGTACGGGGGCAAGGGGAGGTTGGGACTCCTACCGGGGGGTCTTCCTGTGTGCGGGGGGTACGGTGTCTGGCTGGGAAAAACGAAGGGGGGTGGGGGGTCGGATTTTAAAAAATGATGTCATGACTGTGCATATTATTATGTATGGCGTGGCGATCGGCTTTGTCTGTGTCGGGCGGGTGGCCCCCCAGTACGGCCGCCGGATTGCCCGATTTCAACCCCCCCCATTAAACATAATGTTGATACCGGACGGCTTGCGCCAGGCCGGATTGGCCCCCTGAATTATTTTCGGGTTTCTTTCATTTTCTTGTTGCCACGTGTGCCACATTCGCCTAGGCTTTTTATATCGAAAGGCAGAACACAAAGCCAGACCGCTACGGCAACATGGCTTGACTTGAAACCCGCCGATACAAAAACCTAACGGGAGTAATCACCATGGAACGATTGATTGCCGCATATCGCAAGATGCCAAGCGTCTCTAACCGCCACAAGCTTGCGGTTTACCTTGACCGTCACATGATGGCGGTTTGCATGGCCACGCCGGAACAAACGGCTTTCCTTCGCACCCATGGTTTCATCTAAGGATTATTCACCATGCGCTACGTCACTCATAAGACCCCAGCCAACCGCTTCACTGTCATTGACACGCACGATGGCAGTCAGCGCCTGTATCCTACAGACTTGATTAATGCCGCTACCTTTGCTGGCACCCTCAATAAGCAAGAGGCCGCTTTTCTGGCCGCCAACCCATGGATGCGCGCTCGCACCATCCGCTAACCATCACATCACGGGAGCAAACCGCCATGATTTACAATCTTTCCAAGCTTTCCGCTGAATTGCGCCATGAGATTGAGGCTAGCCCCAAGTGGCGCGCGCTTTTCAGCAAGATGCCCGACACTATGTTACGGCTTGACGGTAACGCTAAGACCGTGAAGGGCAATAAAAAGGGATTTAAAACCGCTATTCTCTATATGGCACCGGCCAATATGTCTGGCGAAAATCTCTGTCCCATGGCGTTCATCGCTCAATGTGACGGCGCTTGCCTGTTCACTGCCGGCCGTGGTGCAATGACAAGTGTTGCTATGTCCCGATTGCGGAAAGCTTTGTTCTTTCAGCAGTATCAGGCGGAAGCGGTTGCCATGATCAAACGGGAACTAGCAGGGTTTGAGGCCAAAGCGCAACGCGAGGGATGGACGTTGCTTGTGCGATTGAACGGCACCACGGATATTCGCTGGGAGAACTACGGCGTCATGCAAGCTTTTCCCGATATCCAATTCTATGATTACACAAAAATTGCCAACCGCAAGGGCATCCCTGCTAACTATGACTTGACCTATAGTTACAGTGGCGTTGCCAAATATCTGCCCTACGTCAATATCGCCATGCGGCAAGGGATGCGCGTTGCTGTAGTGTTTCGCAACCGCGCCATTGTTGACGCCATGATGGCCGACAACGAAACGTTCATGGGTCTAGAGCTAGTTGACGGCGACGATACCGATATTCGCCACATTGAGCCGCAAGGCGTTGTGGTGGCGCTCTATGCCAAGGGCAAGGGCAAGTATGATCAAACCGGTTTCGTTGTTGACCATGCGCCGGTTGAATTGGCGATCGCGGCATAAGGGATAACAGGGGCTGGCAGCGCCAGCCCCACGAACAAGAGGCGGGCGGGAACTATCATGGTTGGGGGCTGGCGGTTTTTTGGTCGCCGTGGTTGCGAACCGCAACTAGCACGCTATGGTTTTGCTGGCAACAGGAAAAACGAACGTAAAGAAATCGGGTATCTGTAAGAGATTGTGTAAGAAAAAAAAGTAGTGATTTCAATAATGTAACAAGAGTATCAATGTAAGAGAGGTATGAGCGGGAATTTGGTTTTTTTGGTTCAAGGCAAACGGCCGCGCTTTTGTGTGCCACAGCAATGGGTGCGACAAAAAAAGTCTGGCGTATTTCCGTTCTTACAATCCTACTCTATTACAAAACTATTTACTATACACACAACCTACTGCTTTTCTTGCGTTTTCCACGCAAAACTAATGTAAGAACCCCTTGCCGATTTCCTTACACACCTACACTCTTTTCTAACAACCGTGCAAAATCAGGCACTTAAATTATTTTGAGGTATTTTTCGATTTTACCCTTGACGCCGTGTGACACACGGCCCATATATCAAAACAGGACGGGGCGCGGTGCCCTGCCCCAAAGGAGAGAAGATTATGAGCGATGAGCAAAACCTGGTTTCGGACTTGGCCGAAATTTCCGCCGATCTGGCGGCATGGGCACAGGACAAAATCAGCGAGGGCAAGACCGTTGATGAAATCCAAATGATGATGCTGGCCGCTGCCCGCTTTGTCAGACGCGAGAGGGGGGAGTGAACATCATGACCACCAGAACCCTGAAGCGCCACGCCAACATCGGCGAGTATGTCACCCGTGACGGATGGCGCATTTACCGCAGCGTGGATGACAGCCGCTGGTACATCATCAACCCTGAAACAGACAGTGACTTCGACAGCTTTGATACGCTGCGCGAAATTCGCAAACACTACGCCTGAACCAACGGGGCACGGTGCCCCACATTAAGGACACCACCAATGACCAAATTTACTCTTAAATCCTTACGCAAGCGCGCCAAGCTGCTGGGCGTGATAATCGAAGCCGACCGCGATGATACAGGCTGGGGTTATTGGCTGCTTAACCCCGTCACTCGCGAGGGCGTATGGCCAGACGATAATTTTTGCACCAGCCACGACGAAATCAGCAGCAAGCTGGACGATGTCCAACGCGAGCGCGCCTGAACCAACGGGCCGGCCACAGCGCCGGCCCACCAAAAGGGAGATACCGACATGTTCACCCCCGACAACACCGATTACGTTTACACCACCGGCGAATTGGAAACGCTGAACGAGGCACTGGCGATCCGCATTGAGGCGGGTGAGCGGGTCAAGAGCGCCGCTGATGCCATCAACAATTTGTGGTTCGACGGCGCGACCGCCGCTGACCTGATCTAAGGACAAGCCAATGCGCTACATCACCCAGAAGACCCCAAATAACCGCTTCACCGTCATCGACACCCATGATGGTCGCGTGATGCTCTTCCCCACCGACTTGATCAACGCCGCCACGATGGCTGCCACCGCCAACAAGCAAGAGGCCGCCTATCAAGCAGGCCGCGCCCGCTAACAAGGATCAAACA